GTCGCAAGTCCACGGGGTGTCCTCGACTCAGGAGGCGCCGGAGCGGGGGTGATGGTCCTGCGTGACAACATCACTACGCACATCAGGGCGCGACTCGTAGGGGTTGACGTGGCCTCGTACTCGGGCACGGGAATCGGCGAGTATCAGTTCATCGAGAAGCTATTCGTAGTCCAGTGCGATAACGCGGTCGTGCGCATTCGCGAGGACCACACGCCCGCGCACCATCACTCAGGCGGGCGCGTGCAGAGCGAGGTAGGCATCCGAGCGGCGGTTGGTACCGACGTGGTTGCCGGAGCCAACACCGTAGAGATAACCATCGACGGCAAGGACGCAAACCGGGTGACCAGCTGGCTGATTGACGTAGACCTCACCCTCATCGACACCACGGCAGCGGAGGCGTTCTTGGACTCCATCCTGCACGAGGATAGCGCACCTTTGTCCATGGAGAACAACTCTATCATCATAACTGAATGAGACGCAAAGTGAACGCCTATGGACCTGTGGTCCTCGCAGCCATCAGAGTAGGAGCCAAAGCAACCCGCGTTCCGACTACGCGGGGCCTGATATTCTATGGTTATTACGAGCACACAGGCTGGAGCGGGTTTTGGCGCAAGGCGTGGCTAGGCATTCAACACCGAATCAATGAGCACCGAAATAGACGTTAACATCAAGGTCAAGGGAGCCAAGAAGGCAGCCGACGAGGTAGCCGGAGTTGGCGAGGCCGCCAAGGAAACCAACGAGGCGGCAGCCGGGATGAGCGGCGCTCTAGACCGGATGACCGGGGGGATGATTACGGCATTCAAGGGCATCAAGGACGGGCTAAAGGCAGCGGGCACTGGGTTCAAGTCCCTGAAGGCGGCTATGGTGTCGACGGGTATCGGGGCGCTCGTAGTGGCGGTGGGGTCCCTCGTAGCGTACTTCACCAAGACCCAGCGCGGCGCTGAGATGCTGGAGACGGCCACCGCAGCCCTCGGGGTAGCATTCGGGGTCATCGTAGACAAGGTTTCTGCCTTCGGGGAGGCGCTCATTAACGCGTTCAAGAACCCCAAGCAGGCTATCATGGACTTCTACGCTACGTTGAAGCAGTACGTGATGGACCAAGTGCAGAAGCTTATCGACGGCTTCGGTCTGCTAGGTGACGCGATAGGGCACGTGTTCGCTGGTGAGTTCGCTAAGGCCAAGGACGCGGCTATCGAGGGGGCTAAGAAGATTGGCGATGCAGCCATCCACCTGAACCCGCTAACGGCGGGGGTGGCCCTGTTGGTTGAGGAGGTGGTCGAGATGGCCCCGGCTATCACGCGTGCCGCTAAGGCAGCCGCCCAGCTGGCTAAGGACAGCATCGACTTGCGTAAGGCGCAGCGTGACCTAGCGGTGGCCTTCGCACGAGGGCGCGCGGAGATTCAAGAGTACAACCTCGTGGCGGAGGACAGCACCAAGCCACTGGAGGAGCGGATGGAGGCGGCTAAGAAGGCCGTAGAGATGGAGCAGAGCCTGCTTAACCGCAGGGTGGCGTTAGCGGCTGAGGAGGTCCGGATTCAAGAGGCCAACATGAAGCTCACTGAAGCTACGGAGGCGGACTACGAGAGGCTGACCCAGCTAGAGGTAGAGTTGCTGAACGTGCGCGAGGAGTCAGCCGGGAAGCAGACCGAACTGCAAAACAAGCTCAATGCCATGCGCGCAGAGGCCGCAGCCATCGCCATAGAGGCGGCGCTGGCAGAGCAGGAGGCCCTCGATGCTCAGTACGAGCGGATGGACGCGCTTGCCGAGGGTGTTATGTCCGCGCACGAGCGCGAGATAGCGGCAGTGGTCAAGAAGTACGAGACCCTGTTCGCCCTAGCTGACGAGTTCGGGCATGGTGAGGCTGAACTACTGGAGAAGCAGAAGCAAGAGCTAGCGGCCATCGAGGAAGAGTACCGGAAAAAGAGCGTGAAGGATGAGGCGAAGGCCGAGGATGACAAGGTGGCTAAGCGCATTGCCACCATGAACACCTACATGGCTATGGCGCAGTCGTTCGCTAGCTTCCTTCAGGTGCTCAATGACAAGTCAGACAGCGACGACATAGAGGCCCAACGCAAGGCGTTCCAGCGGGCCAAGGGCATTCAGACGGCAGCGGCGGTGATGAGCACGGCACAAGCGGTCATTGCGGCACTGGCGGCCCCTCCCGTGGGCTTGGGTTACCCAGCGGGCATTCCGGGGGCCATCACAGCGGCCATCACAGGTGCCACGCAGATAGCTACCATCGCCAAGCAGAAGTTCCCTGACAGCGGCGCGGGGTCGACCGGTAGCATCACCCCACCCACCATGACACAGGCGATGGTGCCAAACAGCTTCGCTCAGTCAGCCACCGCACCCATGCCGAACGTCCTCACCGAACCCACCCCCATCAAGGCGTATGTGGTGTCGAATGAGGTCACGACACAGCAGCAGATTGACGCTCAACTAGCGCATCGGTCTATCTTGCAGTAACGCTCACAACCCTTCCGGAACGCCTATAGAACCTATGGATTCAACGATTAGACAAGTCAATAGCCACGCGCCTAGAGAAACAAGGAAAGGGCAAGAGAGGGCAGAAAATCTATCTCAAACGGCAAACTCCCACCACGCATGAAACTGGTAGAATTACTCATCGACGATGACGAAGAGCTGGCTGGAATCCAAGCTGTCAGCCTAGTCAAGTTCCCAGCCATCGAGACCAATTTCGTGTACCTCAGCGCGGACGCTCAGTACGTGTTCGCGGCACTGGAGGAGGAGCGGCGGTTGCTCATAGGCCCAGCCCTCATCCCCGATAAGCGCATCCTCAGGATTGACGAATTCACGGGTGAGCAGTATGAGGTGTACTTCACATCCGACACCATCCGCAAGGCGGCTGAACGGTACATGAAGGAGGAGCGCACGAACCAGCACACGTACGAGCACGAGGTGCCAGTGAGCGACCTCACCGTAGTGGAGTCATGGCTAATCGAAGACACCACACGCGACAAGGCGGCGCTGTACGGGTTCAAGCTACCGGAGGGCACGTGGATGCTGTCCGTTAAGGTCAACAACGAGGCGGTGTGGAATCAGGTCAAGGACGATAAGGTCCGTGGGTTCAGCATAGAGGGCTACTTCGTGGACCAAGTGGTTAGCGCCAAGGCCATCGACCTCGCACAGCCCTGCAAGGACTGCCCCAAGGACCCGGCGGTGATGGAGCAGCTGAAGGCGCTCGTTATGGAGGAGCTGACCCCGGTCCTTACCATCAACGGCGTGCCCCTCTTTCGCGCGTCACGCGAGGCGGACCTGTACGCTCAGCTGTTCATGAGCGCGGTGGGTGCCGACCCGGTAGACGTGGCCGGGGTGCGTATGTTTGCCCCAGCGGGCGGCCTAGACCCCAAAAAGAAACAGCCCTAGAGAATCCATATTAACCCATAAACCCAATAGGTATGCGTACAATCGACAAAATCAGAGACCTGCTCAAGCTGGGCACTGTCCACAAGTTCTACGCGGAGGCGCGGATGGACGATGGGCGGCTGGTCGTCACCGAAGCCGAAGCGATGGACATCGGTGTAGAGGTGTTCGTGATGAACGAGGAGGGGCAAGCGGAGGTAGTTCCGGATGGCGAGTACATGCTGGAGGACGGCACTAAGCTCGTTGTAGCTGGAGGGCGTATCGCCCAGCTCGGAGAGGAGGCCCCGGTCGTCGAGGCGGGCAAGGACAAGGAGGAGATGGGCGACGAGTACGGCGACATGCGTAAGAAGCTGGCGGAGATTGGCCTCGAAGATGACTTGGTAGAGAAGGTCGTAGAGATTATCCAAGCGCTAAAGCCTGAGGCACCGGAGGGAGAGGTTGAGGCCATGAACGAGGCCATCACTGAGATGGCAGCGCAGACCGCCAAGCACCTCAAGACCCTCATGAGCCGTATCGAGGCGCTCGAAAACCAACCCGCTACCGCTGGCGTTAAGCACACCCCGGCTAAGCAGGCCACCAAGTCGCAGCCGCAGGTATTCAGCTCCGCATGGGAGACCGCATTGCATCACATCAATCAAGTAAAACACTACTGACTATGAGCCGGAAGTATGACTTCGACCTTACGGTATCCGCTAACACCTATGCCGGTGACTTAGCGCTGCCGTACGTTACCGCTGCCATCAACGCAGCCGAGACCATCGCCAAGAACCGCTGCCGCCTTATCGAGGGCATCACGCGCAAGGCGGTCATCAACAACGTGGTTAGCACCAACCCGATTCAGGCCGCCTCGTGCACGCCCGCGAGCGCTAACGTGCTGACGCTGTCTGAGCAGGTCCTCACCCTGAACGAACTTCAGGTCTATGAAGAGGTCTGCCGGAAGACCGTCTTCCCAACGTGGGTAGCCGCACAAGGCAAGATGCGCCGTGACGGGGACATCCCTGTGGAGTTCACCGACTTCCTCGTGTCGCTGGTAGCGGCCAAAGCGGGTGAGCAGCTGGAGACCCTGTTGTGGCGCGGCGATTCAGGTGCTGTGTGGGGCCTCGGCTTCCTGTCTAACGACGGGGTGATTGACGAGGCGGGCATCGACGCCTCTGCTTGTGCTGACTTCACTGAGGCCGACACGGGCAACACGGCATGGTCCAATAGCAACATCCTGACCGTCTTCGCTACCGTCTATGACAAGGTGATGGCTAACCCAGCGGTGGCTATGAAGCCCGGATTTGGCTTCTACTGCTCGTACGAGGCGTATGGCTTCTACTTGCAGGCGCTCGCCACGTCAGGTAGCAATCAGGGTGTGAACCTGTTGGGTACCAACCAAGCGTTCAACGCGGTTACCTACATGGGTTACCCCATCTACCCGACCATCGGCATCCCGAACACGGTAGACGTTATGGTAGCCACCTACCCGGAGAACCTCGTGGTTGGAACTAACGCGTACACGCCGCAAACGGAGGCGAAGCTCATCCCGCGTTACCAGTACGATGGTAAGGACGACGTGGTCATCAACATGAACTTTGCGTGCGGCATTCAGGTGGCCGTCCCAACCGACGGGGTTGTCGGATTTGACTTCACCTAATCATGCCTTGCTCACTAACCTCAGCACGCGGGTTGGCCTGTAAGGACAAGGTGGGCGGCGTAAAAGCCATCTACCTTGCCGACTTCAACCCGCTCGCATACTCGGCTATGGTGTTCACGTCGGGCACGTGGACCGCTTACGGGGCTGTGAACTACACCATGTACCGCTATGACGTTCGCCCGAACACGAGCGGCCTCGTGTGTGACGTGACGAACGAGGACGCGGGAAGCGCCGCTTACATGGCTAAGGCATCGGTAACGCTCCACAAGGCCACTCAAACCGACAACAACCAGCTCCAAATCCTGATTCAAGGGCGGGTGTTCTGCTGGGTGCTCGATGCGAATGACCAGCTGTGGATGATGGGTGCGGTGAACGGCTGTGTGGTGAAGACCGCTCAGATGTCCATTGGAACGGCACGGACCGACCTCCATGGTTACACGCTGGAGATTACCGCTGACGAGGTGGCCTTCCCGATTGCGGTCACACCTAGCACCGACCCAGCTGACCCGGATTGGCCGTTTGACGGCTTGACGGGCACTGGAAGTATCGTCGTGACCAACCCTGCATAAGAGTTCAGAACCTCTTAAATAAGAGTTCAAACTCTTGCACGAAGAGTTTTGACTCTTGCAGAAGAGTGAAAACTCTTGCAAGAGGAGTTCAAACTCTTGCAGAAGAGTTCCGGGACTCTTGCAAAACACCAGCGAAGGCTCGCCTAACAGCGGGCCTTTGTGCTACACGGACGCCTCATCGTATATTCCCCTCTGATGGTCAAGATTCAAACCGGGACCCAGCAACTAACGCTGACCCTAACCAACACCACAATCGTTAACCTCGCTAACCTCAAATTACGCCTCCGGAGCGAAGCCACTGGAGCCGTGAAGGAGACATACGCGACGGCGACCCCGGTGTGGGACGGGCGCAGCCTTACCTTTGGTCTAGTGGTTAACGTGCCCCCGTACAACACCCCCGGCCGCGTGGAACTGAACTCACCGGACTACCCGGATGGGTTCTACGTGCTGGAGGTGCTGGAGGGGAGCACGCTACGCGGGGCGGCATATTGCCTGTTGCAGCGCATCACCACCGACCCCACCTATCAGACGTTCACCCCGTACCTAGACACTCGTCAATACCAAGCCTATGAAGGGTAACTACAAATTCAGCGTCATCGACATGCCCGTCTATGACGTGCCCTTGTTTGAGGAGAAGCAGGGGAAGGACTGGGTGATGTACGGCAAGGAGGACGAGTACGGGCGCTACCTAGAGCAACTGTACATGGGCAGCTCTATCCACAGCGCCATCGTCAACGGGGTGTCGGCTATGATTTACGGCGATGGACTCGATGCCGCAGACAAGGACCTCGATGAGGGCAACAAGGAGCAGTGGCTGCGCCTTCAGAGCCTACTGGCGGGCAGCGAGCCGGACGTGCTGAGAAAGGCGGCTATGGACCTCAAGCTCTATGGTCAGTGCTACTTCAACACCATTTGGAATCGGCCTCGAACTAAGGTGGTGTGCCTGAAGCACCTCCCCGTGCACACGATGCGCGCGGGTGTCGCGGACGCAGAGGGCAAGGTCGACGTCTACTACTACAACGCAG